TAAACTTAGATCGAGGAATTTCGGCTTTCGGTACTTGCGAAAAAGTATGAGCCATTACAGAAGGCATCTTAGACACGTGAAACCTCCGACTTAAATTCAATTGCACAACCAAGATTAATCAAAGCTTCATGCGAAAGAATCACCGCAGTATTATCCTCAAACTCACCAAGCTCAAACAACGTAAAATCACCAGGATGATGACAAACGCGGCTTTGAGGATCATTTGCTAAATCCCCAAAAGTACGCAACGCCTCACCTTTAGAACGACAAAAAAAAGGATTTGAATAAACACCAACTTTAGAATCAAAAATTGAAAATACTTTTAATTGCATATAAACCTCCCGTCTTAATAAAAGTATCATTATTGTAGCACGGGAGGGGGTGGGGTCAATTCTTATCAAGAGTTCGAACCAATTTTTTCGCACGCAAAGAATTAAGTTCATGTAAAACCATCAAACGACGAGGACTATCATCTTGTTCTCTTGCATTCAAAGTTCGCTTTAATTTCATAAGCTCATAATCTTGAGGATAAAAAATCTCAAACAAACTATCATAAAAACGAGGAGGCTTCTGCTTCTTACCATTAATCAAAACCATATCTTTCGGAAAAACATCCTGATGATGTTTTTCAAACCAAGCCCTAGCTATACCAGGCTTACGAGACATCGTTGAATATTCAGGATCACGCCAAGTAACCTCACCTGTAACAGGATGCTGAAAAACATAATGATCATCAGCCTTATTGCCAGTAACCTTCTTCATAATATAACGCGCCACATAAGCGGCGCTATTAAACGTGACACTACCAACCTCTGAATAGCCAAAAGGCCATAACTTCTCCAATGTAGGAGAACGAAAAACAGGGTTTCCCGTATCAGAAGTACGCCAATAATATAAGTCTTTAAAATAATAATTAAACAACAACGCATGATAATGCGGACGACCAAAATTCTCACCATATTCACCAGAATGATAATAACGAACATCTTTACCACCACGGTGATAATCATAATTACGACGAAGACGCTTCATAAAATCTTGAAAATCACTTAAACGCAAACTCATATCTTCAGGAACATACTCAGGAGAGTACGTAAGCGTAATAAAACAATTGTTCTCATACAAAGAAGCCTCATGCACACAGCGAATCGCCCACTGTCGAGATCGCTCCAAGCGACAACCATCACACTTCCCACAAGGAAGCTTCAAAATCAATTGTTTAGGAATTTTTAAATTGCCACCATAAAACTGCACTAATTTACGACTTGACAACACTATCTTTTGTTTACCATTTTTGGTAAACTCGTTAGAACGGTAACCCGTCAATGGGCAAGAACATGCCATAATAAATAAACCTCCATCGAACCCCCTTAAATCATTGTCCGCAAAAACGAGATTTAAGGGGGTTTTTATTCAATTCCTAAAATTTTTATAACCTTATACCGCCACGCATAGGAGATGCTCCTACGTTGCGTTTATGCGTCTTTAAAGCATGTTTTGTAAAATGCTTCCTAGAATGACGCCTAGACATTTTCTTCCTTTTAAATGACATCTTATAACCTCCTTTTAACTTTCTATTATAATCAAACACTAATACAAATCTAACTCGGCATCCCTAAAGGGATGAAATTTTTATTTTGTGTCACTCCGCACATATATAACTAGTATAAGACATGTGCGGAGTGCGAACCCCGTTTAACGGGGTTCGGCCGGCATAGCCGGCGGCGAGGTCTCCGCCGAAGGCGGCGAAAAATTTTTTTCAGAGTCCACCGAAGTCGTCGCACCGGCTGCATGGGCGCCGGCTCCGCCTTCTCTCTTGGAAACCAAACCTAGATCCCTCATAGTATCAATATTTTGAGGGTTAGAAGTGAATTCTAAGAAAACCTTAGGGTCATTGCGGAAAAAATCACGAGTTGTCACAGGCAAAGCCTCAAACGTTTCATTAACATCAGCAATTAAATTCATAGCATCAAGATAATCAGGAACAGCAGAAGCATCACCAAAACATAAACTAGAAGGATCCGTAAGAAATGGATTCATACCAGCATTAAAATGACGATTCACAATACGATTAACATCACAACTATCCTTCTCAGACTGATTAGTCAAAGAAGGTTCAGTAAACTCAAAAGAAACACGCTTACGCGCAGGATGACGAAAAGAATACATAAAATAACCTCATTAAGGAAAAGGAACGACTTTCGAAGCAATATTACCAGCAGAACTTGCAGCAGGAATAACACGATCAACATAAGCCATGATCTTACCAAACTTACCACTCTCAACATCAGCCTGATTCTTAGCAGCAGGCAATTTAGAAGCAGCAAGAGCAGTATTAACATCAACAGACTTAGCAGAAGAAGATTTCAATTTAGCATCTTGTACAGCACTTTCATGCAAAGCTTGATTCAAAGTAGTCTGACTATCAATTTGCTTATTCTGAGAACGCAAATTTTCATTTTGCGCACGCAAATTTTCAAGATCCTCTTTCGTACGAGCAGCATCCATTGCAGAACTCACAGCAGGAGTAACAGGATCATCCATAGAAGCCATAGCACCAGAAGGAGAAGAAGCACCACCTTGCTGAAAAGCAAGCATCGGATTTAAACCAGCAGCACGCATATCCGCAGTAGCACGTTGATACGCAGTAGAAGACATACGCTCTTGAAAATCCATTTGCTTTTGCGCCATCTTCCTATTCGAAGAATTCGCAAGCAAACCACCAACTAACGAAGAGGCTCCGCCAATACCGGCAGAGCCTAAAGCACCTAAAGTCATAAATCACCTCTTAAATAAACGTAAAGTAAAATGAATACCTAAAGCCAAAAGTGTCCAAAAAAAGACAATCTCAAACTGATGGGCATCAAACGCAAAAGTAACAAACTTAACAGCAGAATCCATAAACAACCTCAAAAACGATCAATCTGACCAGGAACACCATACAACGGAATTGGACGAGCACAAACTAAACTTGTATAAGAATCAAACAAAAATTGAGGTTCATCCTCAACAGCAACAACACGCTCAACAGGGGGATGATCTTCAATAAACTGAGCATTCAAAACAGGCAAATTAGCAAAATCTTGCGCCAAATGCCAAATATCCAAAGACTGAGCAAATGAAGAACGAAACTCACCAGTAATCAAAGAAGGCTTATAACGATACTCAGCATATCTCTCTTGATAGCCGAACACTAATTCATCGTCAGCAGTTCCCTGCAGATAGATTTCTTTGTTAAGAACAGCTTGTTCACCAATATGGGAAAGAGCAGGCCAATAGAAATCCCATCGTGTACGACGTGAAAACTTACGATTAAGACCTTGCTGATAGTTAAGATCCGCACGAACATTCACAAGACCAATCACAACACCATGCTCAACAAAAGATTTCGTAAAACCATGACCTGAAAACGAAGTTGTACCAATAGCCGCAAGGTTACCTTGAGGAGTATCACCATCACCAGAAGCAGAAGTCTGCGCAATCGGATTAATATTAATCGGTGTGGATCCTCCACCTAAAAACTCAGGACGTTGTAAACGAGCATCAGGAGAAGTAACATGAAAATGCGCTTGAAGAATTTCAATATATCTTGTACCACCTCGCGCATCACGCTCAAAAAGCTTCTGAAGAGCAAAAGCTTGACGTAAAGAATTAATCGTCACCGCATCCGCTTGCGAAAGATCCGCATACAAATGAGACTCAGCATTATCCTTAGTAAGCTCAAGACCAGACTGACCACCAAAAACAACAGAACCAGAAGAATTAGTAGTATTAGTAAAACTATAATTATGACGATAAGCTGCACCACCAGCACTATTAGAATCAACAGCAAACGTAACATTAGAACCAGCAGAACCAGTAAAAGTCGGTGATAAACCGTTACTAGTAATCGGAATATTAGAACCAGCAACTATGGGAGCAGCAAGCCCCAAAGGGATATCAACAGCAGGACCTTTTTGAGGCCAAGGAAGACAGGAGGTAAAATAATCATGACGTTTGCCTCTTCTCAACAATTTAAAATCAGATGGACTATCAGGACCATCACCTTTAGGAACAGGAACAGAATCTTGCAAATTCTCATCTCTAAACCATTCGTTATAAATCAAATTATAAGCACGATGCATCACAGAATCATGCTTATAATTCTCTTTTCCCGTAGGCAAACCAAAATAATCCGACAAAGAACCTACTTCATAACCACCAGTAGGAGCCTGCATCTGAGGAATCAAAAAATCAGTTGAATCCCCAGGATTCAACTGCTCACCATTAAACTTTTGCCAATTGTCCCAAAGCAAACGCCTTGGAACAAAAAAGTAAAAAGTCTCCATAAACAAATTGTCCATAAAAGGAACAAGAGGCGTAGCCAAACGAGCAAAACCTGTCATACGAAGATTAAACGTATCACCAGGTAAAACCTCGTCCACAAACATAGGGACGAGGTAACCAGCATTAAACGTAGTTTTAAAACCATGAGATCTATTAAACTTAGATCGAGGAATTTCGGCTTTCGGTACTTGCGAAAAAGTATGAGCCATTACAGAAGGCATCTTAGACACGTGAAACCTCCGACTTAAATTCA